TTGGAGCTTGGAGCTTGGAGCTTGGAGCTTGGAGCTTGGAGCTTGCGGATCCAATAAGCAACCTACTTGACCATTGCAATGGCAAGCAATCTCGCAACTGAGATTTTATTTTAAGACAATCTCATTGGATCCAGCGGTCCATTGCTCCGCTACTAGTACGATCGCGAACCCGTAGCAATAGACCACTCGATCCAAGTGGTGGTGTATTACGGCCCCATGCTTTTTATGAGTCGACTCCCCGACTATACACCACCTGAAAGGATTTATATAATCCTTATCCTATATAATCCTATTGACTTTAAATGTCAAGGGGTATATAAGAAAAAAATAATTGCTTAACGAAAGGATATAATATGACTGCAATTACAAAAGACTTTAGACTAAATGCTGATAAGCGTAAGTCTATTGAAAATGTGTATGAGAATTTTCTCTTAACACAAACAAATAAAGCAAGAAAAACTTATGACGAAGCGAAAGCAAAGTTTGATGAGTTGTACCCAAAGGTTTGGGAACTCGTTACACAAGTTGTAAGAAGTCATCAACCGCAAGAAGATATTGATACTATCAAATCAATGAGAGCAAAGTACAATGATGACGGAGGTAGAATACATGATGATAATTGTTTTTACTTTATCAACCCAAGTACGGAAATTGATAGCGAGGGTAGACAAGAAGAACGAACTAATGAACTTCATGTTAATATGACCTTAGACGCTAGAACTAGCGGACATTATAATAATGAGTTTGCATACGCATATTATTATGATGAGTTGAAACAAAAAGGGCTTGACCCAGACTTTCAGTTGCGTTGGTCAGGGGAAAAAAGAAATCCAAGATTTTATGAAACTGAAAGCCAAGTAAGAAAATATCTTGGGTTTAGCCGTGATCAAAATGATGACGGAACTAAAAAACATAAAGCTGAATGGGAGGCAAAAACTATTCCTGTAATTGGAACTAGCTATTGTCATTCTCGTCAATTCAAAGTTGATGATGTAACACATTCAGTCTTTAATCAGTTTATCATAGCACAAGAAAAACTCGTTCAAGCACATGAAACTATGTTTAAATATGTGAATGAAAAGGTTATGAAACTGCGTCAAGGTTTAAGGACATATACAAAGTTTAGTCAGGCAAAACAGTTGTTTGATAAACTTGGTATACCTTTAAATGAGAGTGCAATAGACGAGCAATCATCTATGGCATTGTCAGTATTCAGTCCTGATAATCTAGCTGATATGCTTACAGACCAAGAAGAGCAATTCAGTAGTAGAGAAGAGAAGATAGCATACTTTAAATCTTTACAAGCACAGGCAAACTAACACTTGACAGGGGATAGTATATCCTATACTATCCCCTATAACGAAAGGATATAATATGAAAGCAACATTTAATATAGGGTACTTCTCAGCTAAGGATAACAAGTTTATTATTCGTAGAGCAAAAGAAGATAACAAAACTAAAAAGTGGACAGCTAAAAATGGAACTGAATGTTTCACTTACTATGACTTAGATAAAATGGGTTATAGAACTGCAACAGGCAAATATAAAATATGGGGGGTCGCATAATGTGGTTTGTATTTAAAGCTGTGTTTTTTTCATTCATGGCAGTTATGTTTATGCTGTTAGGTGCATTTAACATTTTACCAGATGTAGTCGCAATCTTATCTGGTGTAGGTATGTTTATGTGTGTGGGTTTAACTGTGGCACAACTATTTTGCGAGGACCTATGAGCGAGTGGAATTATTGTCATGGTCCCAACTGCCATACATATCACACGCAATCTAGAATTAGAGGTGTGAAAGGTAACAAGGTATTGAGGACCAGAAAAGTCAGCCGGAAATCTTGGTGGAATCAGGAATGGGGAACAAAGCATTGGCATTTCTTTTGTGATGACCGGTGCAAGCATGACTTCATTGATAAACATTTAAGAGAGATCATTGCACTAGAGCCTAGAAGCGAGCCACTCGAAACGAGTGTCGAGGTGACCAAGGAAACTGTACACAATGAGTACTGGGGTCCACGAGTTGAAACTACAATCACAGAAATAAATCAATAACAATAGAGGTACCAGACCCAATCCAAAATTTGGATTGGGTCTTTTTTATTTTTTACTATTGTAAGAAAGGGGTCCCAAGCCTGGCCCTTTATGCCTTGATTTGTATAAAGATAGGGGATAAATTCATTTAGGGGTCCCAAATGAAAGTTGACTTAGAAAAAATAAAAAATTTACCACCTGATGTAAGAAAAGATTTCATGAAAATGTTTCTTCAACTTGAAGAAAAGAAAAAGGAATCTAAGATACAAAATGACTTTATGTCTTTTGTAAAACATATGTGGCCGGAATTTATAGAGGGGTCCCATCATAAAATTATTGCAGAAAAATTTAATAGAATTGCAAAGGGAGAATTAAAAAGATTAATTGTAAATATGCCGCCACGGCATACAAAATCTGAATTTAGTTCTTTCATGCTACCCGCTTGGATGATTGGTAGAAATCCAAAACTTAAAATCATCCAGTCTACTCACACTACGGAACTCGCAGTACGTTTTGGTCGTAAAGCTAAAACACTAATGGACAATCCTGAGTACACTCAAATATTTCAAACTAGACTCAGACAAGACTCCCAAGCTGCGGGTAAATGGGAAACCCAGCAAGGAGGTGAGTACTATGCAGCGGGTGTTGGGTCAGCGATAACAGGAAGAGGTGCTGACCTTTTAATTATTGATGACCCACACTCTGAGCAAGATGCGTTGAACGCAGATGCATTAGAACGAGCTTACGAATGGTATACATCAGGTCCGCGTCAACGTTTGCAACCTGGTGGAACAATCGTACTTGTCATGACAAGATGGAGTACAAAAGATCTTACAGGTAAACTTATTAAAGCATCAACTGAACCTAAAGCAGACCAATGGGAACTTGTAGAGTTTCCTGCTATCATGCCATCAGGTGAACCGGTATGGCCGGAGTTTTGGAAGAAGGATGAACTCCTTGGAGTTAAAGCTTCGTTGTCAGTTGGTAAATGGAATGCACAGTGGATGCAGAACCCAACTTCAGAAGAAGGATCATTAATCAAAAGAGAATGGTGGAAGAACTGGGAAGAAGATTCAATCCCACCTTTGAGACATGTTATACAATCTTACGATACTGCATTTATGAAAAAAGAAACAGCCGACTATTCTGCAATTACAACATGGGGTGTTTTTTATGATGATAGATTTAATGGACCACAACTTATGTTATTAGATGCATTAAAAGATAGGTACGAGTTTCCAGAACTTAGACGTGTTGCAAAAGAACAATATGATTATTGGCAACCTGAAACAGTGATTATTGAATCAAAAGCATCAGGATTACCATTAACCTATGAATTACGCCAAATGGGAATACCTGTTGTAAACTTTACACCAAGCAAAGGAAATGATAAACATACACGTGTTAACTCAGTTGCACCTCTATTTGAAAGTGGATGCATATGGGCGCCCACCGAAAAATCATTTGCTCAAGAGGTAATTGAGGAATGTGCTGCATTTCCGTATGGAGATCACGATGATTTAGTCGACTCCATGACCCAAGCTGTTATGCGCTTTAGACAAGGAGGATTTCTTGAACACCCTGAAGACTATGTTGAAGAAAATGTTGAATCTACGCCCAAAACGTACTATTAGTATGGTTTGGATAAAACCAACTATTAAGGGCAAAATTATACATGGTAAATGTAGCAGATAAAATATTTGATTTTTTACGCAAAAGATTCTCTCTTGCTAATAGAAGATTTCCAACTCCTGCAGAGTCAGAAACTTTATTAGAGCAGGCGCAAAAAGCTGTAAATGATGCGGTACAAAATAATCTTACCAAGTATGGTGATCAAGTCAGCCCTCAAGAAATTATTTCTAAAACATTAAGCCAAGACGCTCAAAAAATTATAGACGACGCTACGCCGTCCTCGCCGCTCGAAGGAACTGCCCAGAAACCAAAAGCTCAGATCGAAGCTCTACCTTTAGAGAATCCTGAACTGAGACAACAGGCAATCAAGAAAAAACTAGAAGCGATGAATGAACAGACAAGAGCGGGAAGAATGTCAACTGCAGATCAGGTTAGCACGGGGCGAGCAGCGAGAAGCAAGGTTCAACAAGACAAACAAGGTTTAGAATCAATCATGGATCAAATTCCAGTTAGAGATGATACAGCAAGACCAACCTTACCAATGAAGTTAATTGAAAACTTTGGAACAGAGTTTCAAGAAAAAGAATTAATTAAACAAGGATACACTCCAACTCAAGCTGAAATTTTAATGGCAGCTCGTAAGAAGATGTTATCTGGTGAAGAGATGAATCCCAATGAAGCATTACTTCGAGTCAAAGAAGAAATGGCAGATGATCTTGGAATTGATGTGGACGATGTAGATATTGATTTTCAAATTGAAACTCCTGAGCGAGATGACTTTGCAGGTGGTGGAGCAGCAAAAAAATTAATGGACAAACTATCAAGACAATCTAAATCACCGTTCGGAAGAATGGCGATGAAAGAGTCAGGACAAGCTTTACCTAAAGGTGTGGAGTCAGGATCACTGATGGGAGATATTATTGAAGGTGTAAATAGAATTGAAGATTTATTAGGTAATACAAAATCATTACCGCAATCAAGATTTGAAATTGCAGACTTTGTCATGAACATGAGAAAAGATGGTTTTAGTAATGATGCGATTATAGATATTGTACAAAACTACGGACCTCAATATAGTTTAAAATCATTAAGAACAAAGATTGCACCGCAAGTTAAAATTGCAAATGATCTCGGAGCGAAAACTCCTGCTCAAAGAAGTTTTATTGTTGAGATGGAAGATACCAAAGATATTTATTCACCAGATGAGTTCAGAGAAAAAATTAGAGAAGGTGATTTTAAATATGTATTATCCGATGCCGTAGAAAAAGATTTAATTACAAAAGGTTTATCTGAAGAACAAGCATCTGATTTAGCTTTAATGATTCCATCAGATAATGTTTTTGAAGGATTAAAACGAGTTAAGGATAAAGCTTTTTTTGATCACGATATTGAGGTTGATGATATCGTAGAGTTTTATGACAAAGCATATCAAGATTATGTTTTACCTCAAACACAAAGATATAAAGAATCTTATGCGGGTGGTGGACTTGTTAATAAATTGATTACAAAGTTTAACAAAGCTAAAAAGAAAAACCCCAAATTATCTAATGAAGATTTTGCACAAAGAGTAGAAGATGCAAGAAAAGCAGAAAAGGTTGGAATACAAACTATAAAAGAGTTTGAAAACTTAGAAAAATTTAAAGATGAAGCTTTTAGTAAACGTAGAACATATGATGAGCTTCCATCCGATAAACCAAAAAGAAAGACGTTAAGATTAAAAAAGGCAGAAGGCGGCTTGTCATATTTAGTGGGGTTCTAAATGGATCTTGGTAAATATAAAAAAGCTAGAAGAGCCATGCTTCGTAGACAAGGCGGATTAAGAACCGTTGTGTTTGATCCAAACATTACCGATACCGATGTTGACTTTCCAGATATAGAACGACCACAAGAAGGATTTGCAGGAGGTGGAGCAGTTAAAAGAGAAGGTTTTAAAGAAGCAGGACGAGCAATGACCGTGACTGAAAAGTTTATAGAAGCAAACCGTGCAAAACAAGCTGCAGCAAGTGAAGCGGCTAAAAAGAAATTTATGGAAGCAGAAGTGACTAAACCCACTCCGACTTCTTATGGTGGAGAGCTTGGTGTTAAATATGCAGATGAAGCTCAACAAGAAACCGTTGAAGATTTAATTCAAAAAAAATTTTCTTATCCTAAAAATTCTGTCGAAGGAAGAAACATTGATAAATATCTAATGGATGAATTTGATTTAAATGCAGCTTCATTAGAAAGAATTACGAGAGTAATTAAAAACAAATATGAATTAAAAAATCCAAAAGCATCTGAATTTTACACAGGTGAAAAAAAGAGACAAAGGAAAATAGATGAAATTAGAAGAGGAAGAGTTAAAGAATTACAAGGTGCAAGATTAAATATTCCAAAAGAAACAGGAAAAGAATTTCATCACGTCATGCCTCTTGCTGGAAAAGAGTTAATTACAGATAAAGGTGTTGCTGCAATTGATAAAAAAATGAATGCAGAACTAAGTCGTTACAATGTTGAACTTAATAAAAATGCAGAACGAATTAAAGAACTAAGCACACAACCAGATTCACCGGCAAGACGAAAAGAAATTGAAAAGATAAATTTTTCTAATAAAAATATTATTAGTAAAGCAAGTAAAGAATTACCAAGTCAATATCGTGGACTTCTTGGTTATTATGAATATGATACTATTGATTTAACAAAGCCTAGAAAAAAGAAAGCGTTAAATCCAAAGAAAACTCTTGGAGGATTAGAAGGAGAAGAACTTGTGTTTAAAAAAGCAAAACCAGAACAAATAAAATCATTTAAACAAAAGCTATCTAATATTAATAAACAAGACGCAGTTAATGCGATTGGAAGTTTAGGGTGTCCAGCAAACTATGCAGATGGTGGACGAGTTAATTTCAAGCAGGGGTCAAGTTGTTATGCAAAAGGATTACAAGTATTAGAGTCCGCTAAAGCTGGAGATACCACAGCACTTGGTAAAGTTAAAAGATTTTTTAAAACACCAGCAGGCAAGTTTTTAGGTGCGGTTCCACTTGAACTTGCTTTTGAAGCTGCGTTTGTTTTACCTGATTATGCAGAAGGTAAACCTTTTGATGAAATATTAGGTGCAACAACATTTGGATATTTTGGAGTAGGAACTTCTCCTGAAGAATCAATTTATAAATATTCAGGTAATGATCCTAAAGTAAAAGAATATCAAGAAACTGAAAAACTTTATGAACAATTACGTAAGGATTTAGAAACATGGAAAGCTTATGAAGAAAACCCACAACGCTATAGAAATATGCCTCAACATGTTCTTAAAAAATCAATGGGAGAATTATTAGGTCGAATTAATGATAATGTTAAATTGTATCAACAAAAGAAACATATCTTAGACCCTAAAGGTGAATATTCACAAGCTATAGAACAGGCTAAACAAATTCAACAAGCGGATTACAAAAAGAATATTGAAGAATCAAAAGGTCGACAAGTTGTTGGAGCCGGTATTGAAAAAGTTGTAGGAGGTGCAAAAACAGCTTACGATTATATAACCAAAGCATATGATTATATGAAAGATAAAATTAATCCTGACATGGAAGGGTTAGATGTAACTAATGAGATTGTTGATGAAGCTGCTCTTTTTGCAAACGGTGGAAGAGTTGGATTTAAAGAAGGTGGTGGAGGATTTACACGAAGAGGATTTTTAAAATTATTAGGTGGTATTGCTGCAATCATTGGAGCTGCAAAAGCAGGATTAAAGTTTGAAACTAAAGCTGCAAAACAAGTTCTTAAAAATGCACCGACTGGAACTCCTGAATGGTTTGCACCTCTTGTTGAAAAAATTGCTAAAGAAGGAATCGATGTCCCACCTGAACTTATGATGAGAACAACTGGAAGAGAAAAAATTACAAAATTAGAAGTTAAAGCTCCAGACTCAGACGGTGCTGTAACCGATAAATATTATTTACATGAAAATCCAGACACTGGAGAAATTAGAGTTGAAATTGATTCACCAGGTTTAGGTGCAAACGATGGCGAGTTTTCATTATACATGAGACCAAAAAGAGTAGAAGGTCTAACTGATGAAGGTATTCAACAAATTGATGAAGGAGAATTTTTTGTAACAGAAGATCGAGTGGTTGGAAGAGCAACTAGTCCAGATGATTATGACATTGACTTAGAACCCTTTGATACAGATCTAGAGGGTTCAGCAAGCAACTGGCATAAGGTTGAAGAATTTGCAACAGGTAAGACAGATAAAAAAGCTCAAGCTAAACAATTGCAGAAAAAAGAACGTATTGAAGCATTTCCTCATGAGGATTTAACAGATCGCTATGGAGACTACGATCCACCGGATCCAGATGACTATTAAAGGTAAAAAATCAGGACCACCTCCTAAAAGAGGACCATTGCCTCAAGGCTTGAATATAAACTATAATACTGTTAAGACAGTAAAACTGGAGAAAATAAATGGCAGAAATAGACAAGGCGCTACCAAACATAAGTCAGCAACCTGAAGAGACCGCAGACGATTTAGCGGTTGAGATGGAAGAACAGCTGCTTGAACAAGCAGGTGATTCTCAAATTACTGAATTAGAAGATGGTGGTGCTGAAATAAACTTTGATCCGAATGCAATAGCACAAACTCAGGCAACTGATTTTAATGCCAACTTAGCAGACTTTATTGAAGATCAAGAATTAGCCTTCATGGGCTCACAACTATTTCAAAATTATCAAGATTACAAAACATCAAGAAAAGATTGGGAAAAAACTTATACGCAAGGATTAGATCTCTTAGGGTTTAAATATGAAAACAGAACTGAACCATTTCAAGGTGCAAGTGGTGCAACTCACCCTGTACTTGCTGAAGCTGTAACTCAGTTTCAAGCTTTAGCTTATAAAGAATTATTACCTGCAAGCGGACCAGTAAGAACACAAGTGGTTGGAATACAAACGCCAGAAAAAACTCAGCAGTCAAATCGTGTAAAAGATTTTATGAATTATCAATTAATGGATCAAATGCCAGAGTATGAATCTGATTTTGATCAAATGTTATTTTATTTACCACTCGCAGGATCTGCATTTAAAAAAGTTTATTATGATGAAGTGTTAGGAAGAGCAGTCTCTAAATTTGTCCCTGCAGAAGATTTAGTTGTACCGTATGTAGCAACATCATTAGAAGACGCAGAATCTATTATTCACAGAATTAAAATTTCAGAAAACGAATTAAGA